ATTGTGGACCAGTAGTTTTACCCAAAGTTGTATAACGATTTAGATTTGCCAAGTTTTGGTACTCGGTATAATCTTTAGGGAAAGTCATCGCACGAATCCAATCGTGTACTTCTTTCCATGCTTGTAACTCTTCATCAACTAAGAATGTTACATTGAGTAAATCATAGATTGCTTTTTCACCAGGAATATACATGTCAACAAATGGTGTTGGCTTTGGAATTTCAGACAATGAGATTCCAGGTACCGTTACCGTTTGGCAAAAGTACTGCATATTTGGTAGTCTACCAAAATTCAATTCAAATTTATTTGGATGAATTAAATTTGGATTTGATGGGTTTCTTGTTAGTGCTGTCATACGTATATTTAGGCGAAAAAAAAGAGAGAGTCTTTCGACCCTCCCTTTTAAGTAACCCTCTTAACGGGGTTTCGATTACATCAAGTTTGCAATCTTGAATGCACGATAGTACAAGTTAGCCTTAGCGTTCAATGCGCCAACGCCTTGTGATGTACCTTCTGCAAATGGGTTAGCAACTAGACCATAACGTGTCTTGAAGCCAATCTTTGGTTGGAAGTTGTTTGTGTCAACTGCACGAACCATTTGTAGAGGAACGTATGGGCAGTAGAAAATACCTGCGTCATATGCGTTAGAACCCTTATAACCCATAACGGCAAACTCAGATGTAGAGTTAGCAGCGAAATATGGATCGATATAAACCTTGATACGACCAAACAATGTACCAGCGAATGTGTTACCTGTATCGTCAACTGTCAAGTTAACTTGGCTGTTCAAAGCAGATTGGTAGTCCAAAAGACCAGCCATTGCCAAAGCAGAAGCAACGTCAGATGAACAAATCATCACGTTACCTTTACCACGACGGGTTGTCTTAGCGATTGTATTGGCTTCACGTTCCAATTGGAATGCCAAACCTTTAATCTTCTCAACCATCCAACGACCATTGGAGTCTGTATCCAAGTCGAATGTACCTGCTGTAGTAGTACCAACTTGAGCACCAACTTTAGCAACAGAGTAAATTGTACGGATAACTTCACGGTTAATTTCAGCAAGAATTTCAGTTGACAAGATGTTTGCCAATTCTGTTTCTGCGTCCAAACCATGAACTGCCTTCAAGTCTTGTGCCAATTCCATTGAGTATTCTGCCTTCAAAGCACGTGACTTTGCAGTAACAGAAACTTTCTCAATTGAGAAGCCCATTTCGTTGAATGTCAAATCTTCAGCAACAGAAGTTGCCATCGCTTGACCAGTTGTAACTGTAGAAGCGAAAACGTTTTGGTTACCCAAAGCAGTGTTAGCAGCCATAGAAATGTCTGTCTGAGCGGCCTTAGTACCAGAGAAACCAGTGTTGGCTTCATTGTAGAAAGCTTCGATAGCGCTGTTGTTGATATCACGGTTAGTACCGTAAGTAGAACGCATTGCGAAAATCAAGCCTGTTGGGCCTGTCATTGGTTGAACGCCAGCGATATCATAAGCGATAAGGTTAGGCAATGAACGGCGAACCAAGCTGATAAGGATTGGATCGAAACCAGCAACTGGACCAGTAGCAGTAGAGCCACCGGAATAACCTGTACCACCTAAAGAGTTAGTTGGTGCAGTTTCAACCATCATGCCAGATTGCTTTTGCATTTCTTGAGCTTGGTTCTCAAGAATAACAGCAGTCACAGCCTTACGGTATGGATCGCTAATTTTTGGAAGTTCTGGGTGGTCAATAACCGCTGCCCATTTGGTCTGAAGTTGTTCAGATAATAACATATTTAATCTCCTTGATTAATTTAAAGTTTAGTTTTAGAAATAGCGTTTGCAACAGATGACACGTATGGATCAGCGCTTACTTGTTTCTTAGTTTCGCCTGCGTCTTCTGCAGATACCTGTTCGTGTAGTTGCTCTTCGTCTGCCTTTTTAACGCCAGATGGGAAGTAGTTTTCACGGATTGTCTCAAGTTTAGTTTGGTATTCTTCCTCTGTGGAGAATTCAACGCTCTCTGCAAGCGATTTGATTTTTTCTACTTGAGTTTCTGTTAAGCCTTCGCAAACAGAACGGGTAACTTGTTGTTTAGTAACTTCGATTAAAGACTTCTTGTAACCGATGCTCTTTTCAATTTCTTCATTTAATTTGGACTCTAACTGTTCCACTTTAGTTGCCAACTCATCAACCAATTCTACCTTGTCTTCAGGTACATTGATGTAGTTCTCGGCAAACAACTTGTGTAGACCAGAAATAAAGTCTTCGGCCAATTCAGCACGCAAACCGGATTCGATAGCAATTGCGTTCTCTTCTAGCCATTGTTCAACTACGTAATTAACATAGTCATCTACTTTTTCTTCTAACTGAGTACGTACAGTCTCGATAGCTTCTTCAAGCATACCAGCATACTTAGCTTCAGTTTGTTCTTCGATTTGTTGAATACGGTCAGTAACACGTGCTTCGAAAATCGTAGAAACTTTAGATTTGAATTCTTCAGAGATAGTAGAGTCATCGGCAAACAAAGCATCAATGTCTTGTTTAACATCAACTTTTTGCTCAGATACAACAGTACCTTCGACTTCTTCTTCTTCTCTCATTGTTTTCTTACCGCCACCCAATTTTAGTTGAGTGTCGCTAGATGCATCAGAAGGCTTTGTTGCTGGAGCAGTTGCGCTCGTAGCTGCCTTAGTAGCATCAATCTTGTGCGAATCATCATCTGGTTTCGCATTCTGGGGTGTTGGTCCGCCTAGGTCAACTTCCTCACCAGGTAATTTTTGTGGTGGCATTGCTGGTGCTTTACTCTTTCCAGAGGCAAGAATTTCAGCTGCTGCTTCCATTAGTTTGTTTTTAGGCATTAGGATTCTCCTTATGATATCTTATTTATAAAATTAAAGTTTTCTGATGAAATTTTCAAACAGCTGCAATGCAACTGCTTCTAATTGTTTTTGTGGAGCATTTCGTATGGCTCTTTTAGCATTATCTATGTCCATTTCCACGAATCGTCCTTCAACGAATAGCCATTCTTTACCCTCCATAATTCCGTTAACAAATGCACCTGGGGCAGATGGATCCGCAACGATATCGGCAGCCGTGGCCAAACGCAAGTCGTCTTGTACCAAGTTGTAACCTTCTTTGGTCATGGATACAGAACCCATAGCTCTAGAAGATACACCCAAGTTAACATCATTCTCAATAAAGTTCTTAACAATATTTCCGTATGGAGTATCTAGGATCAATGCCTTACCATAAAAAGAATTGCCATCTTCAGTCAAAGATACAATCTTATGTGATACTCGTTCCAAATTAAGGGTCGGTGTGTCTGGATGACCAAGTTCACCCAATGCACGGTTTGTTTTAACAAACTCTTCGTTATAACGTTTAACTTCTTTACGCAATGTATCCATCTTGTACATGCGGTTATTACGATTAACTTTTTCAGCAACAAGGAAAGTACCTTCAATGTAAAGGTTCTTTTTACCTTTTTCTGTTGCTTCAGTGAGATACTTTACGCTCTCAATTCTTTCGGTAATTAGTTTCATTTTAGATACCTGTTAATGGTGTGGTGTAAGTTGCAGTTTTAGTAACTGATAGAATTACAGTACCATCAGCACCACTGTTAGTGATATGCAAATTAGCTGTTGGTGTATTAGCCAATGAAATGTCATACTGTGTTAATGGCAAGTCATTTGATTGATACATCGCAACAATTAGTGGTGCAGATGTGTTATCGCCACGATAGATACGAACCCATCCATCAGAAGTGGTAATAATGTGTGCAATCGATGCACCAGTAATAACTTCATTGCTGTCAGTTGCAAGTGAACTTAACGGAATTGTTGTTGCTGTGTTACCAGTAATTCTGATAACCGAGCGGGATCTTTTTGTGTTGATAATTTCGTATGCCATGTTATCTTATTCCCATTGATTTGCGGCGGCGCATAGACATTTTTCTTTTGAGTAATACTCTATTCATCTTTGAGCGACCTTTAGTTTTCCAATATCTCTTTAACATTCTGGCTTTATGCAGTCTCTGTGCTGCAGGTATTCTTTTTACTGTGTTGCCAGAAAGTCTATAACCTTTGATTGCTGACCTACGCACATTACGTTGAACGATGATTCGACCTTGTTTGTTTCTTCTGATACGTTTTTTAATTCTTTGAATTCTACCAGTTTTAACAATGTTGCCTTCATCCAATTCTTCAACTTCTTTATATACTGTATGAGCAATATAACCTTTTGCCTCTGTTAATTTCTCAGAAGCAACTTCATTCAACCTAGCAAATAGTTTTTCTTTTGCTTCGGATAGTTTGTTGTTTATTAAACTTTCAATAAATGTCATTTTGATTTACTGAAAGCAAAGTCTGCAGCCTTAGTGAAGTGACCAGGTGACTTATGTACCATGGCGGCAAACTTCTTTTTATTCTCATCATTCAAAGCACCATGAACTTGTGTCAATGCTGATGCTGTAAAATGGTCAACTGTCCTTGTTTCACCGGAAGCAAACTTAACTTTTTGTGCTGACTTATTAGAAACAATTTTGTGTAAAGTATCCATAACTGCCTCTTCAATCATCTCACCATCTTGTTCTGTGGACTCTGCCTGAATGACTGGTGCCATGGAATTGTAACCCATATACTGTGAGTTGAATGGTACAGAGAATACTTTTTTAAGTTTATCGTTATAATACAATGCAACTTTAGTACCATCAGGGAACAATCTAACTGCTCTACGTTTTAAC